TTGGCTGTTACGGGCGACATCACCGCCACCGGTGACCTAACGGCTGTAAATTTAAATGTTGCAACTGATATCATTCACGTTGGCGACACCGACACTAAGATAACTTTTGGTGCTAACACACAAACTTATACATGTGGCGCCTCTGAACGATTCAAGATGGACTCAACCGGCGTCGGCCTTATGGGTGCAACGCCAATTGCAGGTTTGGCTGTTACGGGCGATATTGACGCCAGTGGTGACCTAACGGCTGTAGATATTGACGCCAGTGGTGACCTAACGGCTGTAGATATTGACGCCAGTGGTGACCTAACGGCTGTAAATTTAAATGTTGCAACTGATATCATTCACGTTGGCGACACCGACACTAAGATAACTTTCGGTGCTAACACACAAACTTATACATGCGCCGGAGGCGAGCGATTCAAGATGGACTCAACCGGCGTCGGCCTCATGGGCGCAACGCCAATTGCAGGCTTGGCCATTACCGGAGATCTCACCGTCTCTGCAGATATCGACATAGCCACTGGCCAGTATTTAAGAGTTAACGGCATCGCAGTTGCTAGCGACAGCGGTAATAAGGTATTACTAGGGAGCCAAGCTGCCGTCAAAACGCTTGGGCTACAAACTGCTGTTGGAGAAGCCCTTTCAATTACTACCACCGGCCGCGTCGGAATTGGTAATACTGCGCCGAGTTCTGTACTGGAACTTGATCACGACGATTGTTGGATCAACCTCACCGATGCCGACGCAACCGACGGTGACAGTACGGCGGCCGGCATCCAGATGTATCAATCTAATGGCACCACCCGAACCGGATTTTTGGGCTTTAGCTCCACCTCAAATTCGAATTTCCTCATATATAACGATACCGCTACAGGCTCTATCGGATTATATACGAACGCCGGCGCAGGCCTTGTTGTAAATTCCGATCAAAGTCTCAACGTTATTGGGGCACTTTCGTCAAGCGCAGAACACGGGCTTATTGGAACCAACTCCGGTCGCACAATAATACAAAACACCGGCGGAGGCTATATAGAGGTTAAATCAGGTAATGCAACATATGGCTTGATTATCAGGGATTACAATAGCGACAACTGGGGCAACATCAGCACAAATGACGGCTACCTGGAATTGGGGTATAGGACCGCCACCGGCCCTCTTTATATTGCCGACAATGATATGGTTGGTATAGGAGATTCTACTCCCACCTATCCGTTAGATGTGAATGGAAATATACGAACTACTGGCTACGTTTATCAGGAGATGCTTAGCTGGGGCGTCAACCTCGGCTACTATACTCAGTATTACGTCGCCGGCAATGCGCTCTATCAAATTACCTCAACACGAAAAGTAAAGGGCAATATCAAGACTTATGATGAACTAGGACTCCCAGAGGTACTCAAACTTCGGACCGTTTCTTATATTCATAAAACAAATCCATCGACGTGGCCCGAGGACATGCCTCTTCCGCCGACAGGAGGGATAGGATTTATTGCCGAAGAGGCTTATGACGTACACCCCAAGTTTACGACAATGGGACCTGATTATGATTATGACGAGAACGGTCAGCGCAAAAAAGAAGAGTATATTAATGAAGACGGCAAGACGGAAAAACGATACGTTTTATTAAGTGATGAGCTCGTCCCGGATGCAACTGATGACCGCTCGTTTATCATTGCACTTGTAAACTCGGTAAAAGAACTTAAAGCTGAGAACGATAGTCTTCTGGCCCGGGTAGAAGCACTAGAAAATAAGGGCTAAAAATGTCCGACAAAGATCCTAACTATATCCCCAAACTAGAAAAGGCCATCGCGCAGAAGTATGGCGAAGAAGCAATTAACAATCCTCGACGTTTTTGGGACGAGGATAAAGAGAAAGATTACATTGCTCAATCTCAGCAGGAACAGCGCAAGTTTTCTAAGATTGCTGAAACAAACGACAAAGTAGAACAAGATGGATTTTTAATAAACAAAAAACTACTTACTAGAGACACAAATCGGACTTGTCCTGTTTGTAAGACATATTCTTTTCATCCCCAAGATGATTTGTATATGAATAAATTTGAGTGCTGTCATCCTTGTTATATAGCGTGGGTCGAGGGCCGAGAAGAGAGATGGCTGGACGGTTGGAGACCAAATAGTGAAAATTAGCACTGCGCAATTGCACAATATTATTAGAGAAGAGATCAAAGAATCGCTTGCCTCTTCGCGCTTAAGACTGCAATCTGCACAAGAGTTATCCGCGAGTCTGAAACAGCTGGAGAAAGTGATGGTGCATCTTCTTCACCAAAAACAGTCCAACGAACCCGGTACTGAAGAGCACGATAAAGCTAAAGAGCAGTTGGCACAAATGGCGGCTGTTGCGCAAGAGTATGCCTATATAGGAAAGCGATAATGAGAGTCACCAAATCAAGATTGAAAGAGATTATCTTGGAAGAGGTTCATGGAATCGAGGCCGAGGAACAGCTGCAAGAAAGTTATCCATTATCTGAAGGCATGCTGGCGTCGATAGCTCCCAAAGTTGTAGAATTTATAATTGAGAACCCCAAGATTATGGAAATTTTATCTAAAGCACTTGCTCCCATGTTAGCTAAAGTACTTGGTGGCGAGGAAGAAGGGGGCGCTGCANGAGGAGCTATGGCTGACTTGGCCGGCTCCGTAACAGAGGAATAAAAAATGGCAACAGTATACGATATTATTAAAGGAATCAACCAGGCCGCTGCAAATGCGTACGACGGCTCTGATGCAGAAGTGGGCTTATCACGCGAAGAGGGCGATCCTATTTTAGACCGCCGGGTGATAGATGGCTTCAAGGTGAGAATCCTGGGTCCAATCTTACGCATTACTTATCAGTCAGAAGTTCGACTTCAAGATGTAAAAGACAAAGGTTTTGAGAATTCTATTATTTCAACGCTTAAGGATATTGTTAAATTTTTAAAGAAGGAATACAAAGCAATTACTGGCGACACCCTCACTCTTACTATAGATGGGGAGCATAATATCTTAGTTCAACGTATGTCTAACTACCGCACGGATGTTCAGGCCTTTTGCGATTATAAAATCGGCGGCCTCAAAGATGTTGATGAAGTAGATCGATCGTCTTCTGAGGACCGTTTAGATAAATCAATAAAAGCGTGGCTATCCCTGGGCCCCGGCAAAAAGCGAACCCCTAAGGCGGGCTGGGTCAACCCAGGTAAAGGCAGCTAAGGGGTGATATGTCAAATGCTCTTACAAAGGAGGAGATACTAAGGGAAGTCGTTAAAGCCGGGAAAGACCCGGTGCATTTCACGACTAGCTATTGCCGCATCTCCCACCCTCAGCGAGGCTTAATTTCGTTTAAGGCGTTTGACTATCAGAACCAGTTACTAAAAGATTATAACGATTATCGCTTTAATGTTATCCTGAAGGCCCGGCAGCTGGGCATCTCCACTATCACTGCTGCCTATATCGGATGGTTAATGCTTTTTCATCGCGATAAAAACATACTTATTGTGGCCACCAAGCTGCAAACAGCCACCAATCTCGTTCGAAAAGTTAAAGCTATTATTAAAAATCTTCCCGATTGGATGCAAATTTCTAAGATCATAGTAGATAATCGGACTTCATTTGAACTTTCGAACGGATCACAAATTAAAGCCGCATCAACATCCGGCGATACAGGTCGTTCTGAAGCCCTTTCTTTATTGGTAGTCGATGAGGCTGCTCACGTTGAAAAGCTCGGTGAGTTGTGGGCTGCTCTATATCCCACCCTGTCGACAGGGGGTCGGTGCATTGCGCTTTCGACACCTAATGGTGTTGGTAACTGGTTTCACCAAACGTGCATCGAGGCCGAGACCGGCACCAATGATTTTTATATGACCACGCTGATGTGGGATAGGCATCCAGATCGCGACAAAGCTTGGTTTGAAAAAGAAACCATGAACATGTCTAAGCGCCAGATTGCTCAAGAGCTTCAGTGCAACTTCAACGTTTCTGGCGAGACGGTTATCCATCCTGACGACTTACAGTGGTATCTAGAGAGAGTCGCGTCTCCCGAATACCGCACCGGATTCGATAGGAACTACTGGATCTGGAAGCGATATGACCCCGAGAAGCCTCACCTCATCGTGGCAGACGTTGCGCGAGGCGACGGCAAGGATAATAGCGCTTTCCACATATTTGAACTTGAATCATTGGAGGTTGTTGCCGAGTATGTGGGGAAACCGAACCCCGACGAGTTCGCGGATATCCTATATAATGTGGCTGCGGAGTACGGGAATCCTATGTTGGTTATAGAAAACAACAACATAGGCTACGCAGTACTTAAAAACTTGATAGATAAAGGGTATCCTAACTTATATCATTCTACTAAAGGCGATCATCAATACGTGGACCCTATTACAGCTCAATGGCAAACAAATGCAATCCCCGGGTTTACCACCTCCTCTAAAACGCGGCCCCTTATCGTGGCCAAGATGGAAGAGTTTATGAGAAATAAACTAATTAAAATTAATTCAAACCGACTTCTGGCTGAGATGAAAACATTTATTTGGCACAACGGCCGGCCGGAAGCAATGAGGAGCTATAATGATGATCTGGTTATCTCGTTTGCAATTGGATGCTGGGTCCGCGACACGGTGATCGTAGAGAGCCAAAAGGGTGTAGAGTACAGCAAACAGTTTCTGTCTTCCATCTCGACATCCCACACTACGCTCTCCACTACAATTCCAGGTCAGCGCGAACATAAGATAACTAAAGAAACACAGCAAGGCACAGCCGCGGCAATGTATAATGAACAATACATAGCTTTAATAAAAGGATAACTCATGGCAGCAAAAAAAGGAAACAATACTCGAAATCCTGACTCTCCATTATTTAAGAGACTCACAAGATTATTTTCGGGCCCTATTGTAAATTACCGTGCACAAATCGCACGGCAAGAGCGCCGCAATTCTTTAGATAAATATCGTTATAAATTCCGTTCTTTGAGCGGCCAAGAGTTTAAGCGCGCTAGCGACAACCTCTCTCAGAATTATAATATTTTATCTTCGCATGCAATGCGGAGTCAGAATCGCGGAGAGAGGTATCAAGATTTTGATCAGATGGAGTTTATGCCCGAGATCGCTTCGGCCGTTGATATCTACGCTGATGAGATGACCACCTCGAACGAATACGATAAGCTCCTAACAATCGACTGCCTCAACCTAGAAATTAAAACAATCTTGGAAGCTCTTTTTTATGATGCATTAAACCTTGAGTTTAATTGCTTTGGCTGGGCTCGGTCTATGTGCAAGTATGGAGATTTCTATCTATACCTAGATGTTGATGAACAGATGGGGGTAAAATCGGTTATTGGTTTGCCGGCGCAAGAGATTGAACGGCTAGAGGGACAAGACCCCACAAATCCAAACTATGTGCAGTTCCAGTGGAACGGCGCCGGTATGACTTTTGAGGATTGGCAGGTCGCACACTTCCGGATTCTAGGTAATGATAAATATAGCCCCTACGGCACCTCTGTTTTAGATCCGGGTCGTCGGATTTGGAGACAGCTTGTGCTTTTAGAGGATGCCATGATTGCCTACCGAGTCGTTCGAGCTCCCGAACGTCGGGTTTTCAAAATTGATGTGGGCAACATCCCACCTCAAGATGTTCCTCAATATATGGAAAAGGTTAAAACCGAAATGAAGCGAAACCAAATGATTAACGCCAACACCGGAAGAGTGGATCTGCGCTATAATCCTTTGTCGCTGGAAGAAGATTACTTCATTCCCATGAGAGGGGGCGTGGGGTCGGAGATCACATCTCTCCCCGGCGCCAAGTCTCTTGACGATATCGAAGATGTAAAGTACTTGCGGGATAAGCTCTTCTCAGCCTTGAAGGTCCCTCAGTCTTACCTTACGAATCTTGAGGGAGATAACGAAGATAAAAGCACATTAGCCCAAAAGGATATTCGTTTCGCGCGAACAATCCAAAGGCTACAGCGCGCTTTAATTTCAGAGCTTGAAAAGATTGCGGTGGTACATTTATATACTATAGGTTTCCGTGGCGAAGACCTGGTAAGTTTTAAATTAGCTCTGAATAATCCTTCACGTTTGGCGGAACTCCAGCAACTTGAGTATATGAGAACAAAGTTTGATATTGCTAATGCTGTTCCTGAGGGAGTTTATAGTAAGCGCTGGCTTGCCAAAAATATTTTGGGTCTCTCTGACGAAGAGTTCTTGCGCAATCAGCGTGAAAGTTTTTATGATAAGAAATATCAGCAAGCCCTTGAGGGTGTGGCCGAAGGGGCTGCAGCCGAAGAAATGGGCGGCGGCGGTGGCCTTGGTGGGGACCTTGGGGGCGACCTTGGGGGCGACCTTGGCGGGGGTGAAGACCTCGGCGGCGGAGAAGACCTGGGCGGCGGAGAAGACCTGGGCGGCGGCGATGAATCGGCTCTTTTGACCGCCCCCGCGCGCCGAGAGGATGATCCGAAGCATACAAGCCACTACAAAAAA